CCCCGCAAGAAGCCCTACGAAGACCACAAGCGCAGGCTCATCGACGACGCCGAACTTGTCCTGCGTCGGGCGAATCAGTCCATCATCGAGACCTCGGCGAAAATCCTTTCGTTGACGGCGATGGCCGCGCGCGAAATTGCCGCCCGCAGGTCGTTCGTTCAGGAGTTCGATTTTTCACAGGCCGAAAAACGAGTCGCGTCGATGGCGGCAAAGACCGTTGCCGAGGAAGAAGCGGCTGGCGCCCTGACCACGAAGGTCCGCAAATATCTCGTCAGCCTCGTCAGCAATGACCAGTTCGTCACCGTCAACGGTCGCCGCTACGACATGAAGTATTACTCCGAGTTGGTCGCCCACACGACCCTCGCGGAATCGCAAACGGCGGCCACGCTCGACCTGTGTGACCAGTTTGAAAACGACTTGGTGAAGTGGTCAGACCACCAGACCCAATGCGCCGAGTGCGCGAAATATGAAGGCCGGACCTTTAGCATTTCCGGCAACCACCCGAAGTATCCGTATCTCGAAGCAGAGCCGCCGATTCATCCGAACTGCGAGCATGCGCTATTGCCCACCTCCGATATCTCCATTGCAGTCGAGAAGAAACACGGACGCTACCAGACTCCCGGCTCGTTGATAGGAGGATAGGATGAGCATGATAGACGTTTACTGCGTTGACCCCATCACGATTGTCCGGCACGTCGGCTACGACGCTTGGAATCAGCCCATTGTCGATTCGGGTTCCGCGTCTGGCTCTGCGTCAATCTCTGCATCCGGCTCCGCGGCGATTGTAATAAAAGCGTGGGTGCAATGGAAAATCAATCTCGTCCGAGACTCCAAGGGCGAGGAGGTCACATCTTCCATTATGGTCTATATTCCGAAGAAGGTCGAGAGGGCGGAATACTTGGGGCGCGAACTCACGCTTGAGGACCGCATTATCATCGGGGCGGCCACTTTTGACAGGGCCATTATTGCCATCTTGAAACCGAAATCTTTCTCCCGGCCCTATTATGAGGTATACTTAGCCTGAGAAATAACGATGGCGAACACAGTCGGCATTAAACTTGACGCGAGGAAACTTGAGGCCTCCCTCCGCCGCCTCGATGCCGATTACGTCAAAGTCGTCGGGCCTGCCCTATTCGATGCGGGGAACCGCGTCCTTGAGGACGCCATTTATATCAAGCCAATGGCCCCGAAACGAAAGGGATTCCTGCGGCGGAGCGCGAGGACCGAAGGTCAGGACGGCCTGAAGAAGTCAGGGAAGAATCAGAAGCGGACGGCCTTCAGAAAGGCTTCCGTGTGGCTTATCAAGGCCGGATTCAATATCGTCTATGCCGCTCGCTGGCACGAACTGTCGGTCGCGGAGGAAGGGACTATTCAATGGACGAAGACCAAGGGCGCGCCTGAACCGGGGCGGAAATACCTCGAAGCGAAGCTGGCCCGATTCGGTGATGAGTATCTGGAAATCATCGGCAATCACGTCAAGCAATTCCTCTCGGGGAGGAAGAAATAATGTTCCGAGAAATCTGTCAACTCATCGCAGACCGCACCGGGTTTGTTCTCGGTGACACCCTGCAAGTGGGCCACTACGTTCAGGACGCTCCCGTCCGTTGCGTCCTCCTGCAGGAGGCCGACGGAGTCCCGAACTTCTACTGTCCCGACATGGTGAACCTGCACGTCCAGTGTATCGTCCGCGCCGAGGCGAGTGACGAAGCCCGTCAGGATGCGTGGACTCTTTATCATGCCCTGCACGGGACGAGCGGCTGGCAGTTGCCGAGGCTTGACGGAAGCGGGGAGGACTATCTCGCCATGACAGTTGAGGCCATCATGTCCCCGCAGTATCTCGGCGAGGACGGCAACCGCCGCCATATCTACACGATTACTTTTATTTTTCGCATGGAAGAAGGCACCTGTGAACTCGTCTCGGGTTCTGGTGCATAACTCATTTATTTTAGGAGGTTTATATGCCTACTTCCCCAATGCGTGACATGGGGCCGTGCATCATGGTGTATGGCTGGGACGAGAGCGATGCCGCCGAACTCGGCAAGACTCTCGGAGGCGTGAAGGTCACCATGGAAACCAACGCCGCCGACATTCTTGAGGACCAAGCCGGGGACGCCGCCGTCAACGCCGTCCTCACAGGGTCGGTGGTCGGGGTCGAAGCCACGCTGACCCGACTGTCCGCCGCTCAGTTGGCCCGCGTCCTCAACGTCGAGGTCGATTCGGACGGCAATGTCCCCATCGAAAATCAAATCGGGTGCGACCTTTACGACCTCGCCAAGTCCCTGCTCATTATCCCGCTCTGCGGGAACGAGCCTTCGGACGACCCGTCGCAATGGCTCCTGCTCTACAAGACCTACCCGGTCGCGGGACTCGAGCTGGTCTATGACAAGGACACCCAGCGGACCTTCCCGGTCAAGTTCAAGGTCTTTGTGTCCCAGGAATCGGCGACGCTCGGCAAGTTCGGCACGGCTGGGCTTCCTGCCAGCGCAAGCCTTCTGGGGGCCTAATGACCTTAGTCCTGAAGGTCGATACGAAGGCCTCTCTGCACGAACCGCTTGAGGTAGAAATCGACGGACGCATTCTCAAGGTGAAAGAAGTCACCTTGGGGGGGCTTGAGGAAATCCAATCGCTGACCCCCGACCTCCTCGGAGGCTCGGCGGCCGCCGTCAAGAAAATCCTCTCGCTTCTGCTTGAGGGAGAGAACGACGAATTATTCGCCTTGCTTCCTCTCTCGCGGCTCAAGCCCTTGGTCGAGACACTGGTAGCGCGGTCCGTCAACCCGACAGAAGAAGAAAAAAACGGGCAGAGGCCGGGGGACGAATCCTCGTCCTGATAGCAAGCGAGTTTCCCGGCCAATTTTCTGTCGCCGAAATGATGGCGATGGGAATGCGAGACTTGACGTTCTGGTCGAGAGAGGCGAGACGCAAGATGCTCAACCGTCGCATCGAGAAGTTCAACGCTACCCTTCTGCCTTACCAGAAGCCCGACGCGATTCAAAAGGTCCGAGATGCCCTGCAACGGGAGGCCATCGAATTCCAAGACGAGGGTCGCATTGCTCTCATCGAGGAGGTCGAGCGCACCAGTCAAGTGCGAATCGAGGACTACGAGCGCAGAAAGCGGGAGCGGCAGGCGCGGAGGAAGTCGTTAGGTTTGAAGTCGAAAAAGAAAAAGCGAAAACTCTCCCACAAGGCAGGTCGTCAGTTCTAGGAGGATGAGATGAGTTTTATGGCAGGTTCGGTATTCGCGGACCTTGTCCTTGACGACAAGAAGTGGACTGAGGGAATAAACAAGGCGATAGTCGACCTCGGTCGGCTGGGGGAGAAGTCAAAGAAGATAGGCAAGGACGTTGAAAGACTGGGGAAGTCGATGTCTATTGCCGGGGCCGCCATCGTCGGCGGCCTCGGCTATATCTTAAAGTCCGCCGCCAACGTCGGAGACCAAATCGCCAAACTGTCCGTAAAAGTAGGCGTGTCCGTTGAGGACCTAAGCTCCTATCGCCTTGCGGCCACACTTGCCGGGGCCTCTATCGAAAACCTCGGAATCGGCATGCGGCTCCTTGCCATGAACATGCAGAACGCAAAGGACGGGCTGGGCGAATCCGTGTTAGCCTTCAAGCGGGTGGGCGTCTCTGTCGAAGATTCTAACGGCAAACTGCGCGGAATCAATGACGTAATGCTTGACCTCGCCGACGCCTTCTCTAAGATGGAGGACGGGACGGAGAAGGCCGCCCTCGCTCAACGACTGCTCGGACGAAGCGGCTCGGAACTCATTCCCCTCCTGAACCTCGGGCGGAAAGGCCTGATGGAGAATCGGAAAGAAGCGGAAAAACTCGGCATGGTGTTCTCTCAAAAGACCGCCAAAGACAGCGAAGACTTCAATGACTCTCTGACGCGGCTCTCTGGCGCGTTCCTTGGGCTGAAGCAAAGCATAGTGGTTAACCTGATGCCCTACCTCACGCAACTCATCGAGGGCTTCAAGGAGACCATTGCCAAGGTCACGAAGTGGGTGGGAGAGCATCCCAAAC